GCTTTTAATCATTGCAAACATAGCCGGTATCATGATACGTTCGTTCCAGTCTTCAACCTGCCCATTGGCGTGTCTGGTGGCTTCTGGGAAAAATTTCTCCACATCCTCGGCAATAAACATTGGAATATATCTTCCTTCGTTTTCATCGCCTTTAACCAGATAGCCGTCTTTATATTTCGCCCACGTTGGTTTGATGTTGTACCACTCTTCGATTTCTTGCACTGAAATATCATTCCCAATATTTTTGTAGCGTTTTGATGAGGAAGATTTCAGCATTAGCTGTTTATATCCTGTACGTCCGTCCCAACAGACTGTGTTTGATGCTGTCGTATACTCCATATTTTCTATTTTGGGCGAACTTGTAAAAGATGCCATATCAGTAACAGTTAAAGTTTCAAATTCACCAGTATTCGCAGACATCTCTGTAGCATATATATTTAGATTGTTATAATCCCAACTGATTCCCCACGCTTCGGAATTGGTGATTTCAATATCCACTTCATTGTCAAAGAACTTCTCAACGCCGACAGGAACTATTCCGTCACTCGAAAGCTGTACACCTGTGTATTTCATATGCTTCGAATTTTCTTCATAGCTTGTAAATACGGTGTATCCGGAGCGGTCAATAAGTCCTTTAACTGCACCATTGGCATCCTTTATTTTCAGATAGCCATTCCCGTTTTTGGCTCCGCCCAAAGTCGCGCAGCTTCCCAGTAATGCATCAAGGCTGATATACAGGTGTCCGTTCAGATAATAGAGTCCTTTAAATTTTCCATCATCACTCAGAATTTTAACAATCTGCTCCTGTGTAAGTGCCGCTACATCAAGAGCAACCGAATACGTCTGCATATCCGCAATGCTCGTTTTAGCTTGGTCAAGATAGCAAGTCACTCTAATCATTCCGCGTGAACCAATAATTTGAAGTGAAGAAGTTATTGTACAAGCGCCTGTAGCTTCTGTTTGGTTAAGTGTTATAGTCGTCCAAGTTTTTCCAGAATCAGAACTTCTTTCTGCTTTCCACCATCCTGCATAGGCTGTCTCTTCTCCTTGACCATCACGATAATATACATTAACGGTAAGTTTTTCTGGACTGACTTTTTTATCTTGCCCCATCAACAATATTTCCGTGTTTGCTCTAAGGTAGTACGTTCTTCCCGGAGGCCCGTCTTCTCCACGCATTCTCGCCCATGTATATTTCGTTGGGTCTGCACTGTCCGCCTTTTCGAAATCAGAATAATGACCAATGTAAATTCTATCTGTATCAGTTGTGGAAAAATCCACAGTTCCATCAATACTATTTGCATAAGCGGTATGGATGTAAGAAGTTTCTCCGTTCTCTCCCGGAATGCCAATTCCATCCGCTCCGTCTTCACCGCGAAAACGGCTCCAAATATAATCTTTCGGATTATCAGACGGTGTTTCTGTGGTTCTATTATCCGCAATTCCAACATAGATTGCTTCTGTGACTGTATAGATTTCATCCCCGGTACTGTCCAGTATGGGACTTCCAGCGCTGTCCAGAAGTTTTACATAATCTGGGCTATCACTCATATCAGAGCCATCCGGCATGGATGCATATTTTCTCCATGTATAAAGCTGTTTTCCATTTTTTCCTGATTTCTGCTTGGAAATCGTAAATCTCTTCGTTATAGAAAGATTAATCAGGTACGTTGCCTTAACATCCACCCATCCATTGTCTGCACTCAAGCCTGTGACAGTGTAAGTATGCGTATCTACATCCCAAGAGCCGGTTACACTGTCTGATTTTGTAATGGTATAGCTACAATCATTTGTGATATCTGACGAGCCGTACATAACTTTCGCTGTAGTTGCCACTGTTGGAAATACCGGAATGTTTCCGTCTGCGTCAGATGTGATCGTCTGCATATCGTTTGACAGCTGGAATGTCATATTCTTGGCAGATGCAATATTCTCATCCATGTTTTCCAATTTCTCGGACAATGTCATATTTCCGATAATCAAAACATCTGGGTTGATAACAACCGTTTTGGTGTCCATATCAACTTGGAAGATAATATTTCCGTTGCTATCTCTGACAGTCAGTGCACCAGTATCAATGTAGCTTGCATTAATGCCTTCAGCGTACAGGAGTTTAGTTATCATCGTTCCGGTCAGCTGGAAGCCAAATGGATAAGTATTGCCGCCATCATTTGACACACCGATTGCCTCGGATGTAATTTTGATCACATTTTTTGATTCTTCCAGAGTGCCCTTGTCGTGAAAATACGAGATTGTGCTTCCGTCTTCTTGCTGAACGTAAGTCGCAAACAGTCCACTTCCGACAGAAAGAGACTCCTGCAACTTTTTGATTGCTAGCTCTCTGGCGTTTTTTTCTTTTTCGACAAGCCGGCGCGCTGCAACGATTGCTTTTGTGGCTCCAGAATAATATAGACTCATTCCTCTGATCGGGTCGTCAGCCTGTGTTTTTAGAGTAGTTTTTCCGTTAACTGTGCATGATACATCTGTTAGAGGAGTGACGTATTGGTTAAGATTACGATCATAGGTATAAGCCACGTCACCAAATTCCAACAATGGGTTGAACGCCATGTCTCCTTGGAGATTCCTAAATTTTGTACCGATAATGGAATCACCAATCTGTGCTGCCACTGTTGCAAGATCGGATTCACCCACAAGATTGTTTTCCATGGACAAAATGTAGCCGGAAGTTCCGTATGTTCCAGAATTATCACCGCTTATTATATTGATTCCGGTTATCACTATGTCGTCACTTGACACTGCCGGCATGCTGATATAATCTTTGAGTTCAATGCTCGGAGTAGCGTCCAGATTCCATCCAACAAACTGCAAGCTTCCGTTGCTGTCCAGGCGAGCGTTCGCTGTATCGAGCATGGCAGCCCATCCGAAAAGCTGACGATATGTCATATCTTTTGGGAGTTCGTTGACAATCAGATCGCCATGCGCCATTTTCGAAAAACCAGCTGTGATACCAAGAGTACCACATGCATCCCTCACCAGACTCTCAGCCGTCTGTGGAAGAACCAGTTTGGTTGAAAAGACTGCATTGGTCTTATACATATCATCCAGTGCGGTAAAACTAAGGATTTCTCCATATTGTTCTGGTGTCGTAATCGTATACACGCCTTTATCAATGGTCTCGACCGTATCGGCATCAATCCGCATTTTAAGGTACGCATGGACTTTCGCCATATAGAAATAGTAGTCTTTCCACTGATCGGAAGTGTTATCCAGCTCAAGTGTCATAGACTTACAGATAACACACCCGATTGGGAAACTACTACTTTCTGCACAATCAGAAAACGAGTTATTGCCACTCATAATCTCATTTTGCACAGTCTTTACGGTTCCATCAGGGAAGGTGATATCCACCACCTCCCAGACAGGTTCGCCATCTGCTAATTTCTGCTTAAACGCCTCAGATACATTAATCAAGTGGATTCACCCCCTGCATATTAAAAGATATTTTGGAATAGTATTCTTCACCAGGTGCCGCACAAGCCAAGGAAAACGTTCCCTTTCCAACATAGAATGATTCTGTACGCCAATCATGGTGCCTGATGGAATAGTGGTACAAATTAAAAGGTTTCCCATGTATTATTGCGTTTATAAGTTCTTTTGCTTCGCTCGCTGGTATGTTACTAGCTTCATAACTATACTGAATAACTGTAAATAAAGGAACCAATATAGCTTTTCCGAATTGCGTACGATTGCTTCCTTCGGAGTAAGTTGTTTCAAAATTACACGTCATATCCTTGTCTGGCTGAGGCATGCGCTTGCCGTTTATCTTATACCTATCCGTTATAGATTTGCTCAATAATATAGATGCCATGCACTCGCCTCCTATGCCAGTTCAAATGGGTTTCTGCCGCTTGTATCGCGCCTTAACTTTGCTTCTTCGATAATTTCATCAAATACTGTTCTTCGGTTAATCTGGGCGGTAAAACGATAATTTCCGTTACTCTGCTGTCCACCAGTTTCCTCGCGAACAATTTTTCTAAGCAGTGCTTCTGGCGTTTCAATATTATTACCCTGTTTCTGATCACCAAGGACAGCCAGAAATTCGCTTCTAGGTGGAATAACTGCGCCTTTTGCGAGATAAGGTACTGTTGGAACTCTCGGAAAGCTTGCACTAAATCCGATCGTCTTAGAGCCGAATGGCGTAGGTACTTCCCACGGACCAAAGGAGAAAGCCGATTCAATTCCGCCAATTGCACTGTTGACAGTTCCGATCGCTCTGTTGACGATTCCGATGACCTTGTTCAATATGTTTCGAATGGTATCACGGATACCGCCGAAGATTTCCACCACTCTGTTTCTTGCAGATGTAAATTTGTTTACAATAGCATCGCGGATAGCTGCAACTTTATTTCCCACAATCGTCATGATATTCTCCCAAGTTTCTTTTGCATTGGCTTTCATACCATTCCATAAAGTTGAAGTCTTTTCTTTCATGTCACTAATTTTTCTGGTTGCCGCTTCTGCCATTTCTCGCGTCTTTGAAGTCACAAATTTAACTATCGAAGAAATGACATTTGAAACAAGCGTTCCTATCGCATTCAAAATTCCAGTAACGGTCTCTTTCAGATCAGAAAGAATCATACTTACACCTTCGCCCATTGTTTTAAAAAAGCCAACAACAGCAGATGCTACGATTCCTGCAACTTCTTTAATTTTGTCCCAATTTTTGTACAGTAGTACTCCAATTGCAATGCACGCCGTTACTGCCGCTATAAAAATTCCACCCGGCCCGATAGCCGTTGCGATAGCTTTAATACCACCTATAATTCCACCAGAACCAGTCATCAATGCTATGAGGCCTTTTGCAAAATCCATAACGGTTGTGATGCTTCCGCTGATACTTTTAGCCAGTACTGCGATCTTTTCTGCGGCAAATGCACCTATAAGAGCTGTGCCAAATGCTTCGATAATAGATTGATGGTCTGTAAAGAATCCAACCAAATCAGCAATTAAGTTAATTACTGTCGGGAGTCCTGCCTCAATTACCCATTTGAGCATCGGAAGAATGATGTTGTTATATATCCGCTCAAGGACATTTCCTATCGCTTCATACATCGGTACCATTTTTGATGTCGAATTACTGATAGATTCTAGCAATGGATAGAAGTCCAAGTTTGCCGCCCATGTTGCCGTATCTGCGGCAATCCTTTCAACAAACTGCATAACTACTACAAGAGCATCTGCAATGTTCTGTATGATCTGCGTTCCAACATTGTTCTTGTTCCACGCATCGGCAAAACCGGATGCAATATTCCCGATAGTTTTAAGCACGTTCTGAGCAATTCTCAGCATGGTCGTAAGCATGGTTGTGCCTGTTCCATTTGTCCAAACTTCCACAAGGCTTTTAGCTACACTCTTAGCGAGCTTGGCAAGCCCCGACAAAGCGGTTTGCGCCGCGTTGATGGTATTCTTACCCTCTTTTTTCCATGCATCCTGAAATGGTTTCCAGAGCTTCTTGAGAAGGTCAGCAAGTTTCTTTGCGGAATCACTAATCTTGTCAAGTGCGGTTTCGCCCTCTGCCAGGCTACCATAATCCACACTGCCAACTGAACTCGGCAATCCTCCACCACCAGAACCAGTTCCGCTAGACCCAGAACCGGAAGGAGTTGAAGATGTGCCCTCTGTGGAGCTAGCCTTGTGTACTTCATCAAGCGATGAAAGATAGTTTTTTGTTTCTTTATTCGCTTTTTTTGTAGCCTTGGCAGTATCATTCGTGGCATCTGCAAGATGTTCTGCATTATCTGCTGCCTGTCCATACTGATCTGCTGTATCTGCGATCGCACCTGCTCCGGCGAGACCTGCTCCACTTCCACTTGTCTGACCTGATGATTTCTTGCCAGTAATCAGTTCTGTGAATGACTTGAAAGCATTTGCCAGAGTTGCCAGTTTGCCAAGCAGAATGTTGATTACTTTCAGAACAGGCGTAAAAATATTAATCAGTCCCTGCCCGACTGTTGCCTTGAGAGACTGTAACTGTAATTGCATAACTCTGACCTGGTTTGCCCAGCTGTCAGAAGTCCTGATGAAGTCACCAGATGCGGCTGATAACTGTTTCTGCACAAAAGCCAGACGGAGAGCTACTTTCTCCTGTTCGGTCATTTCGGATGTGGTTTTTCCGTAGCCGTTGGCAAGTGCATACTGGTCAAGTGCCGACTGGGTCATTACCACGCCGAGGTCCTTGAGTGTTTCCGTTTCACCTGTAAAAACTGATTTCAGTTTGATATAAGCCAAGTCCTGACTGATGTTGTAGAACGATGCTACATCACCAGTCAGCTGTGTTAGGGCCGTTGACATATCATAAGCCTGCGATTCTGAGAATCCGAACGACTTAGACATTGCTCCGAACGTACCGACATACCGTTTTGCCATGGTTTCTGACAGTCCGGCAGAGGTCATAGCGTTTTTGGCGAATTCGTTTACCTTGTCAGACATTGTGGTAAATGTAACATCGACCACGTTCTGAACTTCCGCAAGATCAGAGCCAAGCTCCACGCACTCTTTCCCAAACTGCGCTAATTTGCCGACAGCAAACGCCCCGCCAATCAGCAGACCGATTTTCTTTACAGCACTCCCAAGGCCGTTAAATGACTGTTTTATAGCTGATACGCCATTTTGCACACCTGACGTGTCCATCCTGGTATCAATAATGACTGAGCCATCAGCAGCCATGTGTCCACCTCCTAACTATTTGAGGTTCAACATCTCATTCAGCTTATCTTTATAAGCTTGCTCCTCGTCGCTGAGACGTGCTTTTATATCAATAATGTTCTTGTTATCGTGATAGAATTTCTTTTCCCATTTATCGAGTCTTTCACCCTTTGCCTTTTTTGACCGGATTCCAACCACTGTATTAAAAAGGCATTCACCGGATTCCATGAAATATCCGAAAAACGTCCACCAGTGCATATAAGGCACTGCTCTGATTTCTTTACCGGCAACCTTGTTCACAGCCGGCACAATCATATCTCCATCCTGCTCCCAGTCCATCAAACGGGGCTTTGGGCGGTTTGGATTATCGTCCAATTGTCCGCAGTCGATGAACTCCGATGCTTTCTGACAAGCTTCATCCAGACACTCAGCCGGTATACTTTGCCAGTCCTCAAACAGAATCTGTAACATAACAACTGCTTTTGCCTGTTCGTCAAGCTCTGGGTCGTTCATGGCTATAAGAATATCAATGATTGCTCGAAAATCTGTTCTAATAGAAAAATCCACCCCACTGATGTTGAGTGAGGTGGGAAGCTCATAGGCGGTCATTTTGTATACTTCTCCGTATACTTATTGACTGCTGCCTGCATTTTCTTTTTTCTCTTTTCAATTTCCGGTGCGATTGCTTCCGCGATCTTATCAAGAACAATGTAAGCGAATACCTGACCATTTCCGAAAACAGTAGTTGCTGTGATCGGCTCTTTGAACAGGTCTTTTGATGCTTCATATCCGAGCAGGTAATTGATTTTATCTTCAATCTGTTTATTCAGTTCAGCCATTTCTTTGCCAGAAGTGACTTTCTGAATAGAATCTTTGAGCTGTTCAAAGTATTCTGCCGTTTCTTCTGCACGTGCTGCTACATTGATATCGGTCGGATTCAATTTGAAAGAAGAAAAAACTTCGTCTTCGTTATTCGTGAATGTGAAAATGAGAATTCCATCATCAATTTTGGTATTAATTACTTTTGCCATTTAGCATGTCCTCCTTGTATATGTGCTTATTCGCTGTCGGCTGTGAATGTACCGGAACTGATATCAAATTTTCCTTTTACGCGTTCGCCAGTATAGTTAACGGTAAATGGAATCTGATAGCCGGATGTATCGCCGCCGTAGGAGGTCGGCACAACGTAGCAGTCCTGCTGATATGCTTCATACTTGCCTGCCGTAGCTTCTGTCCAGAGATGAACCTCAACTGCTTTTGTCTTGAGGTTATCGTCTTTGAGACGTCCATCTACGATCTTCTGCAATGCTGTAAACAAATCAGAAGTAGTATCTGCATAGAACGGATCAGCGTCAGAAGAAACTTCATACCCATTATGTTTAAATGTGGATTCTCCAAGAATGTTTTTAGATGTTTCGGTATCTGGATTGAGTTCGACATTGTACTCTTCCAGATCCTTTCCAAGACGCTCATATTTCGGTGTCAGTCCTCCACAGAGGGAACCTGCATCAATATAATGAGCCATATATTTACGGTCAATCTTGCCTGTAACTGCCATAGAAATGTCCTTTCTGCCTATAACTTTTAAAAGGCTGTGTAGGTTAGCGACCATCTCCGATTGATAGCCGGTTGTTACTTGTTATATTACTTCATAAGTGTTTTCGTAGCGCACTGATAATGGCAATAACCAATCCTGTACGCCGCTCTCCTGTGGTTCTAAACCATAGGAGTTGTCACGGGTGATACGTTTTATTACACGTCCCTGTGAAAGCTCCGGAAACGCATTTAAACGCGTCTCAGAGCCATTTATGATAACTGGTTCTCGGCATATCCATTTACCAAGACTATCCAAAAATTTCTGAACAGATAGCTTCTGCCGTTCTTTGTCAGATGCTGTTCGGTATACTACATAAAATGGGTACTGGCATACCTGATGCATCACACCACAAACATCTTCTTTTTCTGTATAGACCAGCGCCCCGTTGTCTGCCGAAAACGCAATTCCTGATTCTTTGCCGAGTTCTTCAAACTTGATTGTTTCATTTTCGTACAGCCCCGGATACTGGTTCAGAAGTGCTTTCATGGCATCTGTCAGAATTTCATATCCGGTTGCATCTTTTCCGATAGGTTTATCCGCCATGTCTGCCACCTCCTGCCTGTGCTTTTACTTTGCGAATCCACGTGCTACCGTATTGTCGTTTAGCGGCATCGAACCACTTAGCCTGTGCTCGTGGGTGTGCCTGTTTGGTGTATTCAAGATTTTCCTTTGCAGCTGTCTGACCAGAAAACTGGCTGACAAGGACTTTCTTGGCGTACTGCCGAGCGTAAGGACTTCCAGTCAGCTCGTCCACCATCGTTTTCCCCATATAGAGGAATCTGCCATAAGGCTCTGCTGCCGCACAAACAAAGCCTGTGCCTTGCATAGAGGAACTTCTTGCCCTTGTCTTATCGATAAAATCTCCCGAAATCATCGGCATAAACGGAACCATACTGTCCATGACCATTCCGTCAAGAAGATACTGGGCTTCTTGGTATTGTCTGGAAAATCTATCCATATTCAGCTTGATTTTCATATCTCCGTCAACTATGGAGAATCCTTTAAAATGATGAATCTTGCTCATATTACTTACCCAGAATTTCAAAATGTGGAATCAGTGTATACGGACCGCCAACACTGGTAATCTTAAATACGTTATCCCTGTTCTCGTTCATGTACTGATAGAATCCATTCCGATAATCACCATCAGATACCGTTCCACCAGTCCACTCACCCTCCCAGAAGAATGACTCATCTGAGAAAGTAATAGTGTCTTCCAGGGCATTGTTAATCTGCTGTTTCCACTCTTTAGGTGACATCCATGGGAGAATCTTGCCATCCTTGTCAGCAATGGTTACATCGCCGTTCTGGATAGTGTATCGAACGTGTAACTGCGCGTTGTCTGTTGCATCTGGTCCGTACTTTTTAAGGATTGCTCCTTTGTCAGTAATGAGGTCAACGCCGGATAAAACATGAGGATACCAGTACGCATCTCTAGTTGTTGGACTCTCATAATAATTGAAAATCGTCAATGTTTTGCCGTACATGATACCCTCTCCTTAATTATTCTTTCTGCACTGTCTGCTTAATAACCTGATTCACACCGGTTGCCGACAATCCGTTAAACATACCAACTGCAACTGCTGTGATATAATCTGTTGCCGGAAAATCAGGGATAACTCCCATCCCGACAGCTCCAAGAATCCCACCAATAACCGCCATGATTACTGGAATCCATTCATCAGAGATTCTTTTTGATGCTTTACAGCCCATTCCTACGATGTAGCAAATCATAACGATTGCTATACATGAGCCTAATGTTGAAATGTCCATTATTTATCACCTCTTAACGCCTGAATAGCATTCATAAAATTAGCTGTATTTTTAGCCATTTTCTCAACATTTTCAGGCTTTTTAAGTTCTTCAATAGTTTCGCGGAATGCCTGCTTTACTTCGGGATTTTCTCTGAATATCTTTTTCATATTTTTCCTTGAACATTCAAGGCAAATGTCGGTACTCCAATGTGGTTTAAGTTCTTTTCCGCACTGTCTGCATTTCATACTCACACCCCCGCATATAAAATCGGTATCCCTTCATCCGTCCTTACTCCCATCAGAAGCGGTAAAGCTGTCTTTAAGAGTAAATCATTCGTTTTCTGTACATCTCCGGCGGCGGCATATACCGCACTCCATTCCTTTGCGCTTGCCCCAATTTGCTGTGGCGTTGCATAAGAGATGGATTCACTGCCAGAACTTACAGATGTTACAATGCCTGTTGATTTGCCACCAGCATTTGTGTCGGTCGCACTTGCTGATGCCTGATTAATAGCATTCTTTTCAGCAAGTTCAATCTGATACATTAATTCAGCCAATGAACAGACTGCCTTTTTGATACGCTTCTGCGAGCGTTCATTTGTTGGCAGTCCGTCCACCAACCTGTCAAACGTCATTGTGTCCACAAAATCGCTGGCTCTTTCTGCCAGTCGTGGAAAGTCGGTTTCTGGCACGACATTGCCGAATGATTCTGTATAGAATTTATAATCTACATAAGCCATGCCAGTTACCTCCTATGTTTATGATTTCGCTGTTACGCTTGTGCTTCCGGCATTCAGTGCCTTGTATGTTCCATCACACTCAACCACTGTGATCTTCTGTCCGGTTGCCGCTGTGATATCGGCTTTTCCATCCCAAGTACTCCAGTTTCTGAGGTTCTGTCCATATCCAACAGTTACTGCGTCTGTTGCAACTTTGTATTTGTACACATTGCCAGCATTTTCTTTAGCTGGATTTACAGTGATTTTTGTATCACCGCTTGCTGTTCCAGTCGCAGATGTTACTGTCAGAGTGCCGAGTGTCGGCGTCTCATCGATGGTAATTACTGCGATTGCATCAATGTACTCTGCAAAAAGAGTAAGTCCCATAACCGCAAACGCTTCGGACACTGCTGTGTGGTAGTTGCCCTGTGTATGGAATCCGATCAGGTTTGTCTCACCAGATACGGTGTATACAAGTCCTGCTCTCGCAAAGTCAGATTCGTTCGGGTCTACATAGTACAGAACGATGTTCTCAACAGGGGTAGCGATAACCTGTCCTCTCGGAATCTCGCTGTCGGACAGTAAGAAGATTGTATTGAATCCCATAAAGTCCTTCATGTACTGGAATCCGAACTGGTTCTGAATAGTGATCTCAGCTGCTCCGAGGTATTCATATACGTCAAGAATATTCACAAATCCAACAACGCCAGTCACATTTCTGTGCATCTGCTTGAATTTGTTCTCTACACGGCCTTTAGCCATTGCCAGGGCCATCTGGAATGTTGTTTCTGTGGAAGTAAGTGTACCGGTTTTCAGATAATCATAGAATCTGCCGGTAACATCAGTCTGAAGCTGGAAAAGGAATTCATCATCGGTCATCTGAACAGCGTTCTCATAACCGTGATCCTTGATTGCTTCGATAGACACAGCCTTTGCGTACTTCTCGATAGTCATTTCCGCATAGTCCTTTTCTTTTACAACGAATTTGCTGTAAGGGATTTCCTCACCCTCACCAACTTTTCCACTCTGTAAAGTACCCTCTGCGTATTTGGACTTGAGTACAGCACCCGGCTGCTTTTTGATAGGTCTCATGATACCCAGAATATCACGTAAGTGCTGCCAGTTTCTTTCGAATCTGGTAACAAAGTCAATCTCACGTGCTGTGACATGAATATCATTAGTCATAATAAGATTTGTTTTTGCTGGCATAAAAAATCCTTTCTACCCATAATTGTTAAGGTATTGGGTTAGCGGCTATACTCTGGTGTATAGTCGGTGTAAAAATCACTGGAATAACTGGATATTCTGAGCAATTGCAGCCTGTCTCTCGGACGGGTCTTTGATTGCTTCGATATCTTTCTTAGTCATGCTTCCCGGTGTCTGCTGCTGTCCAACATGAGTGGTAAATCTTGCCTGGTTCTGCTGGGCCTGCTGCTGAGATTCATCCACAAAAGCGGATGCGTCAGACTGTTTCATCTGCTCAATCAGATCATTCAGTCCGAGGATTTTACCGTCTTTCAGCTTCAATCCTGCTTCCTTGATGTCTGCCATAACTGACTTCTTAGCAGCTTCACTGGAAAATTTAACATCATCGAGTGCCGCTTTCAGAGCATCTGAGAAATCGCGGTCATAGATTTTTGCATTGAATTCTTTCTCTGCATCTGCCGCTTTCTGTTTCCAAGTCTCTAATTCGGTCTTAACATTTGCCGGGTCGATACCATCAAAACCTTTTAAGGTTTCCTCTGCTGTCTCAGCGCGTTCTTTCCAGTCATCTCGTTCCCCCTCGACTTTTGACAGAGTCTTCGCAACTTCCTTTGCATTCTTGTAATTCTCAGAGAGTGCTTTCTTAACATCTGCCTGTTTGTCCTCCGGGATTTCGATTCCAAATGATTTAAGTGTGTCAATGAGTTTCTGCATATACATCCTCCTGGTCGTGTTTATTGACCTGCCGCCGCAGGTAAATGGATTAAGCCAGTTAGACCACTGGCAGGGTAACTGGAATAACAGGAATCGAACCTGTGACACTCTGATTAACAGTCAGATGCTCTACCAACTGAGCTATATCCCATTAACCCGGATTCCCGGGTTAGCAAGGTATTTTACGTGCTATGCCTAAACACGAGACGTTTCGGGCTACGTCAACACCGCCTATACGGTCGCGCACCTCTGCACGGGTTGGATTCCACTATTCAGTTATATGCTCACAAGGAGGTATGCCGTCATGCACTAACGGCAATGGTACGTGTCGGAAATCGCATCCGCTTTTCAACCTCCAGATTCTGTCCGAACCTGTTTCTGTTAAGGACACGCACCCAAGAAAGGAGGAGTCAATGAAAAAAATGTCTATGTCAAGTAGTATCAACCACTTACGAATCTTCCTTATGAATACATTTTACCACAGAACCTTCAAAAAGTTGTGGTACATGTTTTAGCCAATTAGAGCATATCCCGGAGTTTTTCCACGTATCTTTTAACAAGATCACGTTCCTCCCGGCACTCTGCGTCCTTGGACATATCACTCATTTCCGTTGTGAGTTCGTCAAGGTGTTCTTCCAATGCGGCAAGCATCTTCCTTTTGCAGTCCTCAGATTTACCGGAACGATAGCTCTGTTTCTGCGTCATATAGTCGTCATAAGCATCTCGTCCATCAGAGCGGCTGTAATGTCCTCTGACATAATGCTCACCACGTCTGGCATAAGAACTGCCTCTGTCGTAATCCGGCATCATCCTGCCGTCATTTGCACTGTATCTCCCCATACTGTCACGTTTTCTTCCGCGTTCGCTGTAATCGTCATTGTATCCGCCACGCATCTCGTCAAGGACAGTGTTGTAATACTCTACTTTCTTGTCCCAGTACTGAGTGTTCTTGATATCTTTGTACATATCAATCAGCTTGTATGTCATTTCCAGATTTCCAGTGTTTAGCCCATTATCAGCGATTTTGGACAGTTCATCTTCGATTCTTGCGCATAAGTCTTTAATATCTCTCATAATCACACCTCCTACGCTTCTCTGGTCACGATAATATTTGCGTTCGCAACAGAAATTGCCTGATCGCTTGTGTTCTCTACTGCGATATTAACGCAACATCCGCGAGGTACGTCAATATAGATACCAGAGGACACATTGTTATACTGATCTACTGCTGCCGGTGTGGAAATCATCTGTGAAGAAAGAACCGGCTCACCAGAAATTGCAATAGCCAGAGAAATAGCTCCGACAGTACCGCCTGTTGGAATTGCGATATTACCAGAAAAATCCACGAAGAATCTCGCTTTGCACTGGTTAGTAAGTCCTCTCAGCGTAATAATTCCGCTTCCCTCTCTGTGCTGAATGCAGTTAGAACCTTTAACTGCTGTGTTTGAAAATACTACGTTTCCATTTGCCGCTACAGTCTGAGCAGCTACATTTGTAAATTCTGCCATAAAAAATACTCCTTTCGTATCACAAAAGGACAGGTCTCAGCCTGCCCCTCTGCGTAATACGGCATAAGCCGACATCCGAATCAATCGAAAGATACTCTCGATATGAAGTTATCAGCAATTACATCCGGTGTTGCATCCGCATCCGTAAAATGTGTTCGGGTTAGGAACCTGATATGCCGGAATCGGTGCCGGATTGATTGCATTAATAAGCTGCTGTGTCTGTGAAGCCATTGCAGTTGTGAGAAGTGCAGACTGGCGATCCTGAGAAGCGGCACGTCTGAGGTCATTGTTTTCAGCCTGCAGGTTAGAAATCTTTTCATTGCAAAGATAATCGAGAATGGCTCTTGTTCCGGCGTTCTGGCTGTCGATAATGTCTCTTGTGTTGCTATTCATGGTGTTCTGCAATGCACAGGTGTTCTGCGCCATGTTGTAATTTACGCCCTGAATTGCTTCTCTGGTTTCGCAGCAACAGTTCGCAAGCTGTGCCTGTAAAGCATTGGTATTCTGCATATTAGCCACAGTATCGGCATTAATAGCCTGCTGGATTCCGAAGCCGGTCTGCATGATGTTGGTGTTGATTCCATTAAATCCGGTAAGCATACCGTTGTTCACTGCATAGAATCCATCACAGAGGCCGTTGTTGATTCCGTCAAGCTTGCTAATTACTGCGGAGTTATCGAACCCTCTCTGAATATCTGCCTGAGTAGCTGCTGTGGCTGTATATCCGCCGCCGTTGCCATTGTTGCCCCAGCCGTTGTTTCCCCATCCGCAGAATACGAACAAGAAAAGCACGATAAGCCACCATGCACCGTCTCCACCAAACATTCCATCATTTCTGTTGTTTCCAGTCAAAAGAGCAACGTCTGATGCTGTTAAATTTCCATCCATAATATAATCTCCTTTTTGTGTATTTACATCAATCTGGCCAGATTGTAATGTACTATTTCATTCCTTTCAACATGTGTTGGAATTGTCCTGCCATCTGCTGGACCTGATTAAGCTGCTGCTGAGAAATCTTTCCAGACTGTAACATCTTCTCAACTTCTGCTTTCGGGTCTCCCTTAAAATTCTGCTTAAACTGCATGAACTGCTGCATCATCTGCATTGGTCCGTTACCCTGTGGCATCCCACCGCCAAGCGCGTTAAATAATGGATTACTCATCTGCGTTTCCTCCCTTGACTGCTGATTCCTGTACGGTATTAGCTCTAACAGGTTCAGAAAAAGAATTTAATCGATTTATAATAGCTTCGTATTTGCCCTTTAAATCGTCATATTCCTGTCTGGTGACATATTTACTGTCCATGTTCTGAACAGGCTGTTTAGGTGGCATCTGAGCGCCTACCTCGTGGTATTCAAACGTCCGTAATGGCTGTGGCATACCGGAAACGTCCGTGGATTTTATATAAAATTTCTCTGATTCTGAATCCATTAGTAAAACACTTGTCCCGGGCGCTACCAGATAGGATTTTGCACCGACTTCGCCAGATACCCACAGAATACCATTGTTATTCTGCTGGGGTTGCTGTACTGGTTGAGCTGGCATCTGGACAGGCTGTTGCTGGAACTGATTCATCTGTCCCGGAACGCCAAAACTATATTGATAAGGATTGTTATATAATGCCATCTTATGCACCGCCTTTCTGATTATATTTTTGCATAAAAAAAGAACCGGAAACAGTTCGTTTCTGGTTCTAATTAGTGTCCAAAAAGTATCAGCATACTTTAATTATTTTATTATTCACCCTCCGGCTTAATCGTTTCGCCGTGGACATGCTCACATTCATCTGTTCAGCACAGTACTCAAGCGTATATTCCTTACATCTCAGCCGGAACAGTCTTTCTTCATCCGGTGTAAAATTACACTCTGTCAAGAACCTGTCTATATCTTTCTTAGTGAATACATATAACTTCATGAGCATACCCCTTATTAATGCAATTAACGTTGATTCTGTGCAAGATACTCCGTGAGCTTCTGTTTTGTTTTTTTTAACTCCTCGACATTGTTCCCACTGATTTGGCTATCCAGCATAGTCGATAACACTTCCAGGATCAATGAATCACGCTCCGCAATCCTCTGAAGACTTTCGTAATCTCGTTTGTCATGTTCTTCCAGTATCTCTACTCGCTTATTGAGTCGGAATGCCGGTGTAATCCACTTAAAGATTACGGCTGCCGCCCCTCCAATAATTGATACTCCTCCACAGACCGAAAGAAACAATTGAATAAATTCCTGTATGCTCATTTAGCTACTCCTTTTCCCAGTAATATACCGGGATCTCATTACCGCTATCCCATGTATCGAAATATTTGCCGTTCTGCGCTGTCACCACATGGCCATCTATGCAGAGGATGTACGTACCTGTCGGATGATCTGCGCAAAAGTCATTTACTGTATAGATATATCGTTCTGACTGTTCAATCAGTTTACGTCTGTATCCATGTTTATAGAGGTACGCTCCCCAGACATAATTTGCACTTGGCATATCTGACAGAGTGCACGCCTGTATCATTAATCCGGCGAATACCGTTTCCCAGTCGAACCCGGTTGCCTTGCATATTGCCCGGACAACGCAATCTCCTACTCGATTCCCGGCAGGATTCGGATTGTAATACTCCCATCTATCCATCAGTCAATCCCCTTTGCTGTTTTATACCGTTTCGCCGCTCCTCTGGCTTTTGCGGCGTTCTGACGGTTCCACTTTGCTATCATAAGGCGGTCTTGTAGTTCTCTTAGGCCGTTCTGTTTGCAGTAATCTTTGTATGCAGCATTTTGTTTCTGCAAAAGATAAGACTTTCGGCCAAGGTCTTGCTGGAGTGCGAATTTTGCCTTTTCATTCGGTGCATTGTCAACTCCTGCTTGCAATCCAAGAACTTCTCTTTTTGTCTTTCGGATTCTTCGCTCGTAAGTACGTTGCCGCTGTTCTTTTTCATACTGTTTGCCTTTGTTGGCTTTATCCTGTGCTGATAATTCTGTATAAGGATTAAATTCCCCGTCACTGGCTCCAAAACTATGCCGGCAGTTGACCCCTGACAGTCCACTTGCCGTTCCATATCCGGTCAATGAGAATGGCGGAAATTTCTTACTCTTACCAGAACGAGAGTATATCTTTCCTTGCCACCATGAGTGATTCCCCGGATTCTCTCCGCCATCACCAGTTCTGGCTCCCATGTGAGCACTGACCAGAACTAAATCCCAGTCCATTTCTTCCATGCGCTTTAGGGATATATCTCCCGTAGCCTGAGCCACACCAGTTCTGACAGAACGTGCTACTGCTGTTTCGATTGTATCACGTCTTTTCTTTCCTGTCTCTTTGTTTATGTACTCAACATATACGCCATCACTCACAACGTTATTAACCGCCTCTTTGACGGCTTGCGTATACCCAACCGCCCCAGTCATCACATGGTTATATGCAAGGTCGCATTGCTCAATGTAGAGCCTCTGAGCGGCACTTGCGGTTGTTCTTGTAAAGTTCTTCCAATCTCCTAAACAGTGGTTCATATTTCGCTCCATGAGCCTTATCATAGCCGGAGATTGCTCAAGCGGTACAGGGCTTAATCCTGCCGCCTTGTATACCTTGTCATCATACTCCATTGCAGTGATTCCGGCATCCTCAAACGCTTCAAGAAGCTCCTGCTGTTCACGTTTGGTGTATCTGGATAATTCTGCCAGAATGTCCTCTAGCAGTTCGCCGGATTCCTGTAGCGTTCTGATTCTCCACGCATCGGCATTGGTCAGAATATAATCCTCACCTCTGCCGATTCTTGCCATCATTCTCGACACGATCTCAGAGATGATATACTGATGCAGTTCTTCGGCAATCTGCTCACTGCCCTCTGTAATTTGCCGTAAATATTCTGGACTAAGTATAGCATATCACCTCTTTCGTCAAAAGTCGTGGTACATGTTTTGGTTTTTTACTAATTAACTAAAGCCCTCTTTGGCTAACTAGATTATTGTTTCTGATATTTTTCTTAAAATGAAAATTCATAATCCCTCGCTTCACCGCCCGCACCAATTCTAAAAATCTTTGCTTTACCATTTGATTTGATGGCAAGGATGTCGAACAATACATTATCATCAGTATTAAACGTATCCTTTGTAGCACCACTTGGCATTTCGCTATCATCAACATATCCGTAACCCTGTCTTACAATATAATTTACGCCATTACGTTTAACAGAATTATTAAAATGAGAATCTCCTGCCAAGCTGCAAACTAATCTGCCAGTAGCACCAGCAAAATTCCATGATAGATTTAATACAGAATTACTTCCTTGCGATTTAGATACATAATCAGCAAGAAGACTTCTAAGAGCATCAAATGCATCACTATTCGCATCATTTGGATAAGTTGACCATCTGCCAATCTGATCAATGCATAAATGCGATGCGATCACTATGCTTTTGCCATCTGATTCAGACAAAGTGTTTACTAACCATTCAATCTGGCTCTTGCTCATATAATAATTTTCTTTTGTATCTGTGTCGGTGGTATTAAGAAAAATAAGTCTACAATCATTGCTTAAATCAATAAATCCGTAAGTTCCAGCCACATCACCAAAGGTAATTTTTTCCCCTCTCCTGAGTAAGCACTTATTAAACGATGCTCCTATTTTAGCTGTCGCGACAGTTCTCTCATGATTTCCTTTGCATAAAACCCAAAGAGAAGTACAATCCATTCCTAATTTAGTATTAGTGATCAGTTCATTATCAACATTTTCATTTTCAATAGACTGATCAGTTGAAAAATCAGTTCCTATATCTCCACCGTTTACAAGAATGTCGAATCCAAACAGCTTATTAAGTTCGCTAAGATACCCCACGTGCTTATATTTAGTGTTACCGCCGCTATGCACATCAGTTACGAACGCAACAAGGCAAGCATCATCAGAACCAATCCAATTAATCAATCTTTTAAACGTATTTTTTGCAGTATTTAAAACAAAATTTGGAAGATCTATTCCAATTGATGCTTTTAAATCACTTATATCTCTTGTATGCTCATCAAGTTTAATGCCTGTTAAATAAGGATTGTACTGATTTTTCCCGTCAGTATATTTTACAGTAATTCCGTTATTGGGAAAAACAGTCATTCCAAAGCAAGTAGCAATAACTATACCTTCTGATTGATTACTTCCATAAATGACAGAATCTGTAGATGGAATATACATAATTGCATCAGATGAAGTTGTTGACGTTATTTTGCAAAGTTTTTCTCCAGCACTGAACCTTCTGAATTTTCCACCAGTTCCATAAAAAATATCTATATTTCCATTTCTAATATAGACATCTCCCGTATTTATGTTGACTTCTAAATACGATGTACTTCCACCGCCCAAGTGTCCATCCATTGTTTTTTTTACGTTATTTATGTTATCATCAATTTGTTTTTCTATTTTTTTGAGAATAGCTGATTTAAAATCTGATCCATCATCAGAACAAATAACTTTTAATCCATTGCCACTACCGGAAGATATATAATAAGTATCATGCGCAATAGTTATGGTTCTTCCATTGTCAAATCCATATAATGACCATTTATCATTTATATTACCAGCTTTGTCATACATAATAATTTGGTCATCAGAAATAAAATTAGCACCATCAATCCTTCGTACTGTTACTTGCGTGGCTTGTTTTAAAAAACAAGGAAATTTTTCATTTCCTCTTATCCTTATACTATCCTCACCTGTGATATCTTTATAGACAAAATCAAAAGCATCAAGATCTGATAAGATAGATTTATCTATTTTTTCGAGTAAAACATTACATTCCTCGTTGCTATCCATAGACAAAAAATAAGTATCGTATGCGACTGTAATTGTTCTGCCTTTACCAGTAATAGTCCAAGTATCATTTTGCTTGCCGTTAGAATCATACATTACGATTCGCTGTGAAGTGAAATCAGATCCGTCTATCTTACTAACAGTAATTTTAGAACCTGAAGCGATAAACTTCTTATATTTTTTTCCGGCAACATAAAGTTTAAGATTTCTAGTTCCGTAAATTTCTAATTCTATTTTATCGTCAAAATCTTCTTGACTAATTATATCTTCCTTTAGCGAAGCAATCGTCTCATCCGTTTTTTTGTTTTTTTTGCCAACTACGGCGGCATCAGCGAAGCCACCTTCAACGGTTAAACTTGGATCTGATTTTGGTATGTCTAAGATACTTCCATAAGGCAACTGTCTCTTCTTTCCATCTGCTGTAACTATCCCTTTAAATGTATCAGCCATTGTTGTTTGCCTCCTCCGTTGCTTTCAAACTCACATAGCCATCTGCGTCCATGTTAAGTCCAACGCCCTTATCGGACAGGTACATCTGGACTGCTTCTGCTATAGCTTCTTTACTGGTTCCGATTCCGTCTATACAGAGTTTATACAGGTACTTTTCTTTTCGCGTAATTGGCTTTGGAATTTCGCCTGTATAATCGCCTGTCAAGTACGCAAGATATTTTTCTTCTCTTGTTACTGGTTTATCTGCCATCTTTTTACTCCTCTCCGAATAATGTTGACTCGTCTGGCTGAGCTTCTTTGATCATTATTCTAACCCCATTACTCTTCTTCAAAAAAACCTCTCGTTTTGTTTTCCTCTTTGGCTTCTTGTGAAATTTTTTTTGCTTCCTCTTCGGTATATCCATAAAACTTCACTAAATAACGCCAAAATGTTACATGTCCGGAATTTACATAACTGTACCACGCTATCCTGTCTTCTTCTCTGTTGTATGTAAAATCGCCAAAATCATAATTAACTATATACTGGACGTATTTCTTTTTCTTTTCATCGTAAATCCAGTTAGAATCTGGTGCGATGCCATACAAATCTGCAAATGTATTTAAGGCGTATATAGTGTCATTCAAACAACACTCTAGTTTATCCCGAACGTCCTTGATAAACTGAATTGTCCGTTGGTCGTCTGCTTCTACCTGCGTAGCCGTCACCATACCGGTTTTTTCATTAAAAACAAAATATCCGTTAGAGAATCCAATTTTATATCCTATCTGGTTTAAAATAGCATTTATGCCGACTATACGGGTATCTGTATTGAGAACTGGATTAATTTCTTGGTAGAATTCTTTCGCGTCCTGTCCGAATACATTCTTAACAAAGTGCGGTAACCTCATCTCATTCCGTCTGTTCTCCATGCCCTGTGGCGACATAGCTGATACAGGTGCGCCGTTTGGCATCAGCAGTCTATCATCTGCCAGAACAGTCTTCTGCGAGTCAAAAATTTCTCCGGCATTTCTGCTGTATGCAATGTCGAAGTCTTTTAACTCTTCAATGGCTTCGGCAAAAATTGGAAGTCCAAGCGGTGTACTGATATCCACGTTGTTCGCCTGTGGTGTCCGAAGTACTCCGTACAATGGCCCGTCCAGCTTCTCCCCGTTTGCCTTGAGTATTGGTGGCGTGTCTGCCATAAGGTCAGCCCACTTGGTCTGTTTAAGGTCGATTCTGTCACCGATGCTCTGAGGAGATTTTGATACATAGGCTCTGTTGGAAACATAGTATGGATAGGTTGTCACGCCATCCACGGTGGTCTCAACAAATCTATGATATTCAAGCCTTGTGTAGTATTTCCGTCCAACAGTATAAGAATCCTTAAATATAATCCCTTTGATTTCCTGATTGTCATAATCCACAATCATCACGTCTGCTGGTGTAAATACGTCAAGGCTCTCGCCGTTTGGCTTGATAAATACTGTTCCATAAGCACAGCCATATTCTACCCAGTGCCGAATCTGGAAATATACCTTGTCTATCTGTTTCTGTAGCCATGTAGCCCTTGCGGAACCATCAATCTGAATGCCGATCGCCAGTGTTGCGAGCCGTGCTGTCTCTGAGCAGACAGATTTCGCAAAATTAATCGTCTTGATATTATTCTTATCATCCAACCATTCCGGCACGCCTCTATAGATGTTAGCGCATTGGTTAATCAGTGATTCCATTTCTGGAAATTCTGCTGCCTGGATGTTGAAGTCCTCTTCGGCTTGCTTTTTGAAAATCATGTTAAACCACCTTTTAAGCGTTGTTATAAGTCCCATTTAGTCACCATTTTTCTTTTAGCTGATTTATTGGCGTTCCGGCAACTCCGGCACTCTCTCCGCTATCTGTTGCTTTGAAAAATGCATTCGGAATCTGTGGATACATAAACTCAAACATGAGATAATTTGCTGCATCACAAAGATATTCTGTATTTCCAGTTTCTTTATATTTTTTAATGCACATATCGTGTGATTCAAGCGCGTCTATTAATTTCATTCCGAAGTTGTCTGCTGCCGTGCCATATTTGTAAAAGCTGACTTCTACTCGATTCTGACGTAATTTGTCAAATCTGTCCGAATACTCTTTCGGTAGTTCTATTCCTATTCTACTCATTATGCACTGTTCCCCCTTCTGGTCCACATTGATTCTGTGGCATATCTGGTTGCGTCAATCAAATGGTTATCCTTATCTGGATAACCGCTGATGATATTTCCGTCTTTGTCTCGCTCGTACTCATACTTTTTAAACTCTTTCCTTGCATTCGGAGTTCTGGCAGGATCAAACACAAGCTTTCTTCTTTGCAGCCACTTCATGGAGTATTCAATGCTTCCCGGTCCTTTGATTGCTGGTCTAGCAGGCAATCCGAAATCTCTATAGTCATTTACTGACTTAGGTTCTGCACTATCACTTGTGATCGTGTAATCATCGTAGCCACGCCGTTTAATTTCTTTTGCAGTCCATTCATTTGATTTCTTGTTTTCATATATTTCATCAATAAAATATATGGTTTCTCTGGCAGAATCATAATATAGTCTGATGAATCCATACGGGTCCGGGAACCATCCCCAGTCATTGCCCTGATAGATTCTATCAAAGTGACTGATTTCTTCGTCTGTGATGGTCCTTTCTTCGATGTATTCAAAGATATTTCCGCCATTTCCGTTAGCTTTTCCTAAATACTCATTTTCGTAAGCATCCGGGTTTACTTCTTTCAGATGTTCGGCATCAGCAAGGAATATATCTCCGAGCCATTCCTGTTCGATATCAAGATTAAGATAGGTACTATGTACAACCAGCGCACTATCATCTTTTTCTTCTGCTTCTGCCGTGTACTCATTCGCCCAGTTGTTTTTACTCCTAGGCGGGTTGAACGATTTGAATTTATATGCTTCATTTCCGCCTCGAATAGCAGACTGCTGAATATTACGGATTTCTTCCGGTCCAGCGAACTGGTCAAGTTCCTCGAACCAGACTATTCCGATATATCCAAATTCTGGTTTAATTGACTTAATTTTTAATGGATCGTCAGCGCCACGAAAGTAAATCTTCTGTCCGGTGGGCTTATACGTAATCTCCATAGGAGATACCTTGCACACAAATTCCTCATTTAGATTTAATTTATCAATGGCCCACTTCATCTGAGCATAAACAGAATCCTTGATAGTGTTTCCGACTTTTCGCAGGATCAGAGCGTGCATATTCGGATTATTCTTCAACAGTTCCGGTATAATCAGAGATATAGTCGAGGATTTCATGGAGCCACGTCCGCCAGGGAGAATGTATTCGCTATGTTTCTTTTTCCGGATATCTCTAATCATTTTATGAAATACGTCCGGGACAATATCCAGATCAATGTGATATTCGCTTTGTAATCTGGCTTTTTCTTCTGCTTTCCGCTGCTCTTCTCTGGCTTCTTTTATAGCAAGCGTTTTTTCCAGATCATTCATGGATTTCAACTGATCGGAGAAATCTGGAGCAAATCCAAATGAATCAGTCAGCTCGCCTCTTGCGATCATGGAACGGCGTTGTTGAATTTCTGCCAGAGACATGATGTCAGTGCCTTTTTGTTTTTCGATGAGAGACTGTTTTTCGGCTATATATGCAGAAATGTTAGGATTTGTTAGGTTCTGAGTTCCTGTTACTCTAACACTTCTCTCGGCATACCCGGCTTTCCTTGCGGCGTCAGATGCATTTCCGCCATTCTTTATATATTCATCTGCAAACGCTTTCTGCTTCGGCGTTAAGTCCATCTAATCACCTCTGTCTATCCTCATTTTCTGACTGCCTCCCATATTTCTTTTAGGCACATGACCACATCATACTGGGATGCAGTTCGTAATATTTCATAATCGCAATCCTTCCATTCTCCCCTTTTTGTGAGGTGAAGTGTAGGTGTTGATATAATTGTTACTGTTATCAATCGTTCCTGTTCATGGCTGTAGAATTGTGATGTTCCGATTTTTATGATTAATCCAGTAGATAATATAGCTTTTTGAAGCTTTCTTGTAGCTGCTTTTAAGTTCGCCATATCATCACCTCCAACTGGCTATAAAACCCCATAGTAACACTTCTGAGTATATTCTATCACAGGTCAGTAGAAAAGTTGTGGTACATGTTTGAGGAATTTTGTACTAAAAAGAGCCGGTAAGTACCGACTCTCTAATTTTATTCGTTGCTTTGTAATTTTCTTATTACCTCGCCCCGATCTCCCGGACACCCCATGAAGCACTCCGGGCAATATTCATAGAATGTGCATCTAATACAGTCATGTGGACTGATCGAGCTGCAATATTGATGTAGCACTGCAAATGCTGATACGGCGAGCTGTGGAGTTATTTCTGGTGTGGTTTTGTCTGGCATAATTAGCACTCCTCCGCTCCAAACATTTTGCTTAAACTATGCTGATAATTTTTCACTGTTCGTTCAAGAGTACTATAAGCTGGTCTCAGCGTGCATCTTTCTTTATACCCATCGCATTTAGTTCCGAATAGGATAGCATTTCTACATATACCGTCTTGACTAGCACAACATTTATTCTTTTTTTATCTCCTCCAGTTTCTACAAATATTCTACTTCTGTCATGGTTTTATTATTTCCATGAAACTGCCGTTTCAGATTTTCTCGAACATATTTTTATTTATGCACGCTTGACACTTTCTACCTGCAACATTTTTCTGTCCGGACTTACATTCAATACAATTAGCCAACTCAAAATATTCTTTTTCCCATTTCAGAACATTATGGAAATCGAACGAACTATATCCTACGTGGTAATAATCCTCGCCAACTTTCTTGTATTTTAATTCAAAATATGGCTTTTCATCTACGATTCTAAAAATCTGTTCTAATTCCGTTACAATTTCCTTTTCGACTTCAACAGGAATACTTGCTTTTTCCATTTTATTCGCCATCCTTCTTCATCTCCTCCAACTTATTCTCAGCTTCTTCACGAGTGAGGAATACGGTTTTTCCAATCGTCGACAATAAGATTGAAAAGTTTTTCTCGCACTCTATGTAATCACTTTCTGGCCCAGTCTCATCATCAATCCATTCATACAACCACTTCGCCTTAACCGCAATCTTTACCCAGTTCCTTTTCGCAAACCGGAATGAAACAACTCGGCCTTGAAAATATGAGGGAAGCTTATTGTCTATGTCTTCATAGCCTTCCATATCCTCTATCGGAAGTATTGCGCTATCTACATAAATAATATCTCCAACCTTACACGGCAACCTCACAAGTAAGCCCTGTTCTTCTAAATCTTCATAATCGCAAAGCTTTCGCGCCGCTGAAATGTAATCGTGCTGTTTAACCCAGACATCTGATTCTCCGTCTGGTGTAATATCATATCTTTCTGTTAATCTCTCCATTCACTTCACCTCTTCCATCTGACTTTCTACAGTATCTGCAAGTAACTTCAAGGACTTAATAAATGAGTCCGTCAATGCTGTTCTGTCTGGGTATTTAGTGAATGCTCTGACAAGTTTTACTGCATCCTTGATTTTTTCTTCATCTTCGATAATTTCGGATGCTTCAAACACTCCTTTATCACTCCAATAAGCAACTGTTCCATTATCCTTAAAAATCAAAATATTTGGCAGTTTGATATTCCTAGACGACAAACTGACTTTATCAGACCATTTATCAAAACCTTGTAACCTTGCAATGTTAAGAATATTTTCATATTCTTCCTGTGTCTTTACAAACACACTTTTCCCTGTTACATTAATCATCAGAATTCCCTCCTCCTATAATTTCATCAATACAATTATTCCAGCCGATCTTATAGCTCGGTGGCCTGTCTCCCGCTTTGAAATACTCGCAGTTATAAAGCCCAGTTGCTTTCATTTTCTCCGGCAATGGCTTCAATGGACACCAATCAGGTCTAATACTCAAATCTGCAATATCTCTATTGTTTACTCTACAGAACGGGTGATGCACTCCGCTGCGTAAAACGCATAAAGCACAATATTTTGGTGTATCTATCACTAATACTGATTTACTCATCTAATTCCTCCTGTAATAATTCTGGATCGTCAAACACGTTCCCGACAACTTCAACCTTTCTACACCAATACCCAAGTTCTTTTCGGCAAAATGTCTCTTCCGGAAAGTCAACATAAAATCCAAAATTATAGTTTCCGTAATCAAAGCTCGAACAATACCTCCCAAATTTTACCGGGGCGTATTCTCCGTTATGATTAACAATATCGTTCTCCCAAATCTTATTTCCGTTCTTGTCGTAAATTCCTGTGAACTGGCAGAGGGTTTCTGGATCAATTGTATCGGCATATACTGTAAACCAGTCTGAATCCTTTCGATAAAAAATAATATCCTTCCCACCTCTGTGATATTGATCTCTCAGGTAATATCCCTCAACCCATTCGCCATTGCCATCCCGCTTTGCTTTGAAAAGAATTTCTCTCATTGAACTCCACCACCTTCCACAATTTCAATAATCCTGTCTAATACTTTTCCTGCAATTTCATAAGCAATATCATGCTTTTTATCTCTTTTTAATTGTTTTAATTGCGCCACAACATCTTCAATGTCAAAAGCTGTGAGCTGTTTGTTAACGCAATCAATAAACTCTTTCTGGTCAGAACTAATACTTGTGCCAATTTCCCAAATTTTGATGTATTTGATTAATTCGTCTGCGTCTATTAACCTCATCTTCTATCCTCCCGATAAAACCTCTTTTTATTCTCTTTTCTCCACTCAGAATACGTTTTAGGCTTCGTTCCTAGTGGGTGCGTACCGGCAACAAAATAGAGCCAGTAAGTTTCCATTATCTTTTCCGGACCATAAGCGTTAAATTTCATACAACACATCTTTGCGACATTTTCGGTACAATATTCATACGGAACTATCGGCAACGAATATCCTACTTCATAAATTGCAAATCCCCATTTACCCGGAGCAACATAATATCGTAGCAACCCATTTTTCAAAAGATATTCTTTTTTGTAAATAGATCTCGTCTTCATTTCACTTTCCACACTCCCAACAACCTCATCCTCTCATACAGTACAGCGACGGTCTTGCGCCTGTATCCGTAGAAGTCTTTCGGGTTCATCGGGATATATCTTTCTTTGCTGATTTTCCTGTAACTTTTCCGGTGCAGGATATTCTCAATAACCATATCCGCTATCACCGTGTTCTTCGGGCAAGCTGACAAGGCGGCACCGGAAAGCAGGCATCCGTACTCTGCCGGGAAGTCTTTCAGCATCGTATTCAGTTTTTCAATATCCTCTGCCGGAATACCGTAGTCTTTCAGCTTCTTGTTCCTTGTCAGCATACCGTTACTCCTTTCTAATCGTCCGGGTGGTGCTTGTCGTACATGATCGCTATGCATACGAGACCAGCCACTCCGAATATGGTTCCAAGGGTGAATCCTAATATGAATGTGATCATGATTTTTCCTCCTCACGCATTATTTCCTTTACACATTCTCTACAGTAACAACCTTCAAGTCCTTCTATTCTGTATAGGAAACACATCCATTTTCTGTTCCAGATTCCCTTGTCGTTGCATCGTTTACAGCTTCCCTGCCCCTCGCCTTGACATTGTGTTATTTTTGCCATGCTCAGCTCTCTATATGGTTCTTCTGGAAGTGGCATCCAAGCGATTACTTCTCCGCCAATACAATCGCCGCTCCATTTTCCGTAATAATCAATATGTCCAATTTTTTTAAATGTTCCGTATCGTCCTAAACATCCGGTGAATTTTACGCTTGTAAGAACATCCTCGCATTTTTCCGGCAATCTCTCACTGACAGGAATCCAACAATTTTCTTTCTCGTCCTGTTCCAGATCGTCTTGAAGCTGCTTAATCATATCTTGAATAACTTTGACATACACCCCAGCGTATTTGTAACAGTCTGAATATTTATCCGCGTACTGATTTAATCTGTCTTTGATATGGCTCATGCTTCCACCTCCTCATAAGTTTTTCTGAATATATCTGGCTTACACGGATAAAATTCACCGTGAACACCTTTGATGATATAATCACCAATGTTTGCAAGATGTTCCCCCTCTAATGTCTTGATTACCAGACCACCCTGCACTTTCCAGTGGTCGATATAGAAGTTATCAGATACGATCGGGAAATCAGATGTCAAATACTCCTCCGGACAATTGCCATTTGTCAGAAAATCGAACATTTCTCGATGATTTTTACCAGTCCACTGTACTGCATCAATTACAACTGGTTTCTTTCTGTATTTCATACTTCCACGCTCCCATCCTCTGGCATCTGAAAGACCATTTTATTCATAAGCGCTTTTCCAATAGCTTCAGCCAAAAGTTCATTTTCTTTTGATGCTGGCGCTTCTGTGAACATCTTTTCAATATTCGGAACCGCCATTGGAATTAACTCTGCGTTCGCATATGCTTCCTGAATCATATCCAGCACTTTCATGGATTTTGCTTTGGTGGAATAATGACCCAATGAAATATATTCATCTTCTCCTGGATTCATCTGGCTCCAGCAAATAATTTCTTTGCCATTAATGTTATTGATATTTATAACAATGTTTTCAAACTTTATCAGCGTTATTTTATTCTGACTTCTGATTAACATTTCGCGTCCTCACTTTCCATAGCGCAATTTACAATATAATTCAGTAATTTCTTCTGCCGTCATAGGTTGTGGCTCCCACGGCTTTGACTGAAACGAATATCCGCATTTGTGGCACTTAATTTCAAAAGGGAAATCTCTATCATCCATAGCGGCACCACATTTTCTGCAACGAATGTATCTCTCTACTTTCTTCGGCTTCGTTTTGAAAAATGAAGCGTAATTATTATTTTTCATTTTTATCCTCCTTGTGATAAGCCTTATAGTTTTCGCATTCTCCGCAAAAGTATTCTCCATCGAAATAATTGTCTCCGTAAGACTGGCAAGTATCGCATAGATTCTGGTCATACTCATCCATTTTGTTGTAAGTTTCTTCATCAATAAGAATACCTTTCATTTTTCATCTTCACTTTCCCCATGTCAGCAGCTACATGGTTAATCAGCAAAACTCCATCTGTCCATCATCAATAAACTTCTTTTTCTTCCGGCTTAATGCATCACCCTGCTGTTTCAATCTATCCACACGGGCTTTCTGGTTAAAGTTCGCCATATAATTATCGTCAACTTCTGGCGGTACTTTTAGAAAATATTCTTCTGGAAGTGGAAGATTATGTTCCTCACAATAATTTGCAATCTCATTTCTGTATGAAAGAATATGATTTCTGGTTAGATTCATATTGCATCCATCCGCCCAGAACGGATCATTACAGCCATTTTCATTGATGTGCTCCCAGATGATACGCTCGTGCGATAGGTTTTTTCTTAACAGCTCTAATTCCTGTTCCGGTGTTTTCTGTTTCATCCTCATTCTCCTTTTGCCCACGTAAGCAACTGACACGCTATTGTGCAGTCTTTTCTGCGAATATATCTTTTATTTCCACTCCAAAAAAATCAGCAAGTTTTTGTGCGTTAACCACTGATGGAGTTCTCTTTTCTCTTTCCCAATAACTTACCAAAGACTGTGGCACTCCTATTGCGTTAGATAATTCTTTTTGAGACATACTGCCTGTTTTCCTCAGAGTACGAATTCTATTCATTTAATTCACCTCCTTGTTAAACTCCCATCTTCTTAACCAAATTCTTATTCATCTCGTCAAATCTTACATCTGTGTTCTCTTCAATGTCCTGCATCATGCTCAGAACGCTCATTTCGCCCCTATTCGCCATTTCAACGTACTCATTGGCAGTTCTTATCACAGCAAGCAAACGCTTTGTAGAAAAGCCATATAAACGCCTCAGAGCCATCATGGTTGTGACGGTGTTGATCGTATTGCTCCAATCTTCACCAACAGTGAATCCATCCTCGTAGGCTTGCTGCTCTACGTCTTTTATCTGTCTATAACAGATCTGCATTGAACGCCCGAACGCCTGAGCTGCCTGATTAGGAGTCTGAACAGGAAATCTGGTCTTCTTCTTGACTTTTAACTTACTACTCATTTTTCCTTCACCTTTCTGAACTTGTATCCTGTCACTCGGTACGCTCGTGGCGTGCCGGGGTTGTCCGTCTCAAGTAAGCCGCTTTCCAGTAATTCACCAAAATGATTCTGCACGGTATGGTTAGATATGCTCAGCCCTGCTGCGATTTCTGGAATACTTGGCGGATAATCATGTTCTTTCAAGTATCTTATGATGTACAGATATACGTCTTTCCTTGTCTGGATACCTTCATAGTACTTTCTTGCTGTGTTATATGACATTCCTATCACTCCTGTCATGCTTTTATATTTCTTCCCATTTGAAGCGGCCCTTACCTGAATTACGCCACTGTCCGATGCCTCTCAGTTCTCCATAGTCAAGCCATTCTCTGACTGCTGCTTCATGGCTATCACATAAACACTTGATTGTGAACTCAATCCAACTTCCAGCAGGTATTGTCTCGCTATTTGCAAGCGCAATTCTTTCGCCCTGCGGTGTTTGCCCTCTCAGTGGCCTCTGGCAAGTTCCTATTTCACCTTCAAAATGAATTGGAATTTTACGTTCTTCAACGAAAATTAGACCGTCAATTTCTTTTTTGTAAGCCTTGATTTTTGAAGATTTTGAACCAGTTACCTTTCTCAGCATTCCACAAGCATCTTTGAAAAAGCCCTTAATCTGGTAATCCCAGTAAATCGGCACACCGTTATCTCTCGGGAATACGGTCATGGATTTCTCAACCACTTCTTCAATTCCGATTGCTTCAATCTCTTCTTTTCTTGTTGGTGCGTCTGGTGCATTCGAAGCAATAAACGTTTCGTGAATCTCCGGGTCTGCACTTGCTGTTCCTAAAATTTCTTCCAAAAATGTCAATCTTACTTTTAATTCTTTCATTCTGCTATTCTCCTTGTAATTTTTATAGTTTTCTTACATTGCCATACTATTCTTCTCACTGGCCGACCTATGCTATTCAGTTCCGTCGCTCATCTTCACCTTTCTCCGCATAGCTATTCACCTCCATGCCTCTGCATCGCTCCTCGCTTCATGGCTATGCCACAGCCATGCACATCATTTCAGAACCTTTCGTAGCAACTCCTCCGCACTTCCTCGCCAAGCCACGCCATTGCTGTGTTTATACGACATTCTTTTCCGTGCTTCTTATACTTTGCATTTTCCCTTTGACACATCTTCCGCCCATTTATAGAGTGCTAAAGACAGATACCTTGCCAAACTGTCTGGATAGATTTCATATAAATCCTCGGTTTTTTATGTAATGCATCAAAATATTCATCACCATTTTTTACATCGTAAAATTCTTTTATTGTCTTCCAAAACTCTGGACTACTGCATTGCCTTTAACTCATCTTTAATTCTTGTAAGTATCTGCTTAACCATCTTCTCTCCTCTATCCCATTATGCTCGCAAGGAACTGTCTCTGTTCTCCTGCTGCTTTTTTCTTTCGAATGCCTTCCTCTGGCATTTGTAACTCTACACAGGTCTTAATGATCCGGTCTCTGGTCCTGGTGTCCACATTCAGATTATCGGTGCTCATGTTGGAAGTGTAGATTGTAATGTTTCCGTCCTCCATACGCTTGTTGATCAGACGGAACATTTCCTGCCGCTGCCATTCCTTGTCTGCCTGTGCGCCGATATCATCCAGAACAAGAAGTTTGCAATCCCGGTATACCTGACTGAGATCCTCTTCTCCGCGATCGCGCTTGTAGCTGTCACCAACAGCACTTATGTAGTCAGGTGCAGTCACGAAACGCATTTGCAGATCGTATTTCATCATCACCGATTTTGCCAGGCAGCACGCCAAGAAGGTTTTTCCACTTCCCGGTGTCTTACTCCACAGATACAGTCCCTTTCCTGCCATTTCCCACTTCTGGAAATGGTTCAGAAAGGTGGTGCACAAGTCTCTCAGTTTGCTCATGTCTCTCTGGTAAATATCAAAATCGAACTTGCCAAGATCTGCCTCATGGTACTCTTTTGGTACTCCGGTACGGTCCTGTGCTCTATAACCACCTTTGCACTTTGGACATCTGCGAGCATATTGAATTTCTTCTGGAAGTCCGTAATCATAGACCGTGGCATAATATGTCTCCCATCCAGTCCCATGGCACACAGGACACTCACCATAATCTGACTGAGTTAGTTGGTTCTGGTTCATCTTTTACCGCCTCTTTTCTCGCATCATAGTTTCCGTCAAGGACCTTAGCCATGTTGGTATCGCTGATCAGCCAGTCGAATGTTGCCCGCCAATTGCGCTTGTTTGCACCTTTTAGGAACTCAGAAGCCTCTGCTTTTTCAAACAAAATCCGGAAGTCCTCGCGAGTGTAACCTGCTCTTATTCTGGCATTAATAGCTTTCTTCCTTGCTTCAGACATCTTTACCAGGCGGGGATACGACCCACAAACGGAATTGTATAATTCACGAATCGTGGCATAAATGCTGTTTTCAGGAGTTCCACTCTCATAATCTCCTTTAGGAGATTTATTATATTCTTCCTTTCTTTCCTTCTTCCCTTCTTCTATTGTTGCCCCTCGACTGCCATCTGACTGCCCATCGGCTGCCATTTGACTGCCACTTGACTGATACTGATTGTAGTTTTTTACTGTAATTACGCTGAATTTAGGGTGTCGGCTGACTGCCACCTCTCCGGTATTTTCCAGATGTTTCAGTGCAGTTCTCACATTCTTTATCGTGAGTCCTGTTTCTGCCGCCATATTCTGCTGCGAAGTAACCAGTGAGCCTCTCGGCACTTCTGTTCCCTGGAAGCGGCTCGGCTTCCAGTTTGCCTTTAACAGGATATGCAGGAACAGTACCTTCGTATTGATGTCCGTGTACCATTCCCAATCAAGGATTTTTCTGCTGATCTTCACGTAGTCCATAACCAGCCTCCCATTCCCTGTATATCTTCATCCATTCATCAAACGGCATCGTAACCAGCCACTCACAATGGTTCTTCCTGTGGAACACCGCCGGAAGTTCATCCGGTTTCCGATCCCTCTTCGACTGATCTACAGCCTCATATATATTTAGTTTTTCTCTTCTCTTCACTTCAATGTGAATTCCAGGAAGACCAACTACATCCGCATCTCCGTTGGATCCACAATACTGCTGCCCTCTTCTTGCCTTGTAACCATACCCGCGAAGGATACCGGCTACTTCTCTTTCTCCGACAGCCCCTTTACTTCTACTATTCATGTGTCTCCTTTCCCCCTCAGGAAGTTATAACAGGCCACTCCCTGAGGGAAAATCGTGTGATATATCTATATGAATTTTAGTTGCACCCGTATTTTTTATATATAAGCTCTTTTGGATTCCATCCGGGATAGATACAACTCATGTATTTTTCGATATATGCCAGCATATCTGGCCGTAAACCTTTTACTCCATTATCTAGGAGCTGATGGTGGTATCTACATCCGGTAACTCCATTCTGTTCGATTCCAAGTCCACCCTGTGACCGGTTGACAATATGCATAATATCAAGCTGCTTATATTGGAAATCGGATGAAGAATGCATATAAAAACCAATCTGGCAAAATATGCAGCCGTGATCTCTATCGAGAATTCTTTTGCGCGTTTTTGCATCAAACTGTAACGCTTTTGTTCTTTTGTTCATTTACACCACCTATTCCATACTGCTCAAAAAGCTTTCGTTTCTCAAATGGCGTCATAATCTCGCCGTCTGGTATTCCAGAATCCCTGCAATCTTGAATCAATCCACTAATCAAGCGTGCCATCTCCTCTGTGTCATATGTACTGGATCCTCTAAGAAGAACATACACTCTTTTAATTTCCCCATGCTTTGTGACCACTGTCTTTGGAAGCGGATTAAGATGATATTCCACCTTGTCCAAAACATCCCTTTCCGTTTCTTCTGTATCAGGAAGATAAACCGCAACCAGATTTCCGTCCACGTGTTCTATCTGACCGTAACGACGTAACATGTAGTTATGAGCCTCGTTATTCGTCCAGCCGTGGACTTTAGCAAGTTTGGTAAGCAATACCCAGTAATACGCATTTGCATCTAAGGAACGCTTATCCCTGTGTCGCTTAAGGCGTATATCCAGTTCCTCATGCTTGATGAATTCCATTACTTCCTGAGCATTTTCATTCAGTTCCACCTGTAAGCTCCACTTTCCGGTCACGAGATCTTTCGCCAGTGATTTGATTTTTCCTGTAAATTCCATTTACGCACCACAATTTTGTTTGAAGTAGTTCAAATTTTTAGGATCTGTTATCGCTTTGATATTTCCAATAGTTAACTGGCTAATAGATGTCAGCTTATATGCTTCAAGAATCTTCTTCTCATTCAGAGCGTTATTATTCAAGTATGATCTGAGTCCAGATATATCAGTACTTGACACTTCGGAAGAACTGTCATCTGCCCGATCGTACTTGGTATGGCTTTCTTTCCAGTAAACATCTGCCCCAATGCCAAGATTCTTACATGCCACTGACAATGCATCCGTGGTTGCCATTTTGTAACACTCATCAGATACATAGACTCCGTTCCGTTCTTTTGTCGCCAACTTACTGCCGCCGGTTCCGGGAATTGCCTGTGACCACTCGCCCTCGTATTTGACGTACAGTTCAATCGCCACGAAAACACATATCTCATCACCAACAGTCTCCATCCATTTCTCAACTGTTTTGTAATACCAGCCAAGACCGCAGGGGCCGAACTGCTCCGTCAAGCACTTGATGCGCCACATCGGGTTAATGTCTGTAAAACCTTTCAACCGTCCTGCCGTAATAGCTCTTTGGGCATCTTTAGGAACTTCCCGAACCTTGTTATATAACTCAAGATTTTCCATAAGCCTCTCCTACTTGATCTGGATATTCTGCGAAGTTATCAGAGTGATTCCCGGAAACTTTTCTCCGGCTTGCAGTGCTGCCTTCAGACCGACCTTGTCCGGCTTAGGCTCTGAATACTTAAGATATTCTTCTGGGACAGATGCACCCTCCGCAATATCCACGGAGCTACCACTTCTAAAAGAAATTGCTACTCTTGCAGACTTAAACTTTTCACCATCCAGATATCGGGAAAGATACTCTTTCAGTGATGCCGCTTTGCTTTCTGCGACTTTCTGCCTCTTGGCAAGATTTTCTTTTTCAGATTTCAGTGCTTCTGCATCTGACAAAAGATTCTTGATCCAGCAACCAATGTTCTCGATTTTCTGGTCTCTTTCCATCTGTAGAGATTCAAGCTTTTCAATATCTACGATTTCCCCTGTTTCCATATCCACGCAATTAAGGATTTCATTTTCGATTTCGTACAGATTCATTCTTATTTCCCTCTCTTTCTACTAATCTATAGTTGTTTGCTTGTCTTTTTATTGGCCCGGAATGTCTATGCGTAATGATTTCCAGGTATTCATCCCTTACATCTCCATTGCCAGTGAAATTTATTTAGGACACCTCCCATTGATAAGCAGTTCCAGAAGACATTTCTTCGCACCCTCAAAACTTCCAGCTTCAGACGGAAATTCGTAAAACTGGCACACTGAAAAATGCTTTACGATCTCCCCTGCATCATTAAATACATAAATATAAACTCTGGATATGTCGTCACACGCCGTATAGTCAAAATTCACATGCGCCGTTGTTTCACTTGAAACTCTCAAGCACAATTCAAATAATTCCTTAATTTTCTCCTCGTTCATTTTTTCCCTTTCATAAATTTCCTATCAGAATCAGGCTTATGGTTGCTGCTGCCAGAATCCGATCAAGTCCATTTGTCTACTCCCATGCTGGAAGGAATGTTAAAAGGATTCCGATTGCTATTGACATCAAAATTTCTCGTTTACGATATTTTTTCATTCGTACCCCTCTATCTAAGGAATACCCATGCTGCATTTGAAAGAATCAATGCCGCCATGGTAATTCCCCATGCATAGAACCATTTCTGTGTCTGTTTCTTGGCTTCTCTTACGACTTCTACTGCGTAGAAGTTCTCAAAATCTTCAAAGCTGGTTACTTTTGCGCTATCCATTGTGCTTTTACCCTCGGTTTTCTTCATAAAAAATCCTCCTGTTCTCTTGCGAAATACAGGAAGAAATGTTATGATTGTCCTGTAATCCGCTAAGGCTGTTTTAGTGGTTTACGGCTCCGGGGTGGAGGTGTCGACTCCCTCCGGGGCGCTTACGTCAAATTTGCTTCTTTTCTTCGATAGTAGCTCAAGATGATTCTTGAACACTCATCTACAATCCTCTGATTGTCTTCCGGTGTGTTATCCTTGCAGTAATCATCATGTATTCTGATTACCCCAGACCCTTTTTTTATTGTTTTGATTACTGCCATTACAATCTCTCCTTTCTACGATAGATTATGATGCTTCTTCTATTTTGCTTCTTCTGCAAAATGTTTCTCCATCAGGTCTGCAATCATTAAATATTCTTCTGCAATTTTTCCCTTCCTGGTATTTTTCACCTGTTCACGGAATTCTGAAATTGTTCCAAAGAAGCATCCACATGAAACTCTGATCTGCTTGTCTTTGCAGCGGAAGAATGTAGTTGCACGGAATTGAGTACCAAAGCCACGAATGGTAGTGTAATCTGCATTGCCGTAGACCTCTGCATTGCCGGAGACCCTTGCATTGCCGGAGACCCATGCATTGCCGGAGACCCATGCATTGCCGTAGACCCATGCATTGCCGTAGACCCTTGCATCGCCGGAGACCCATGCATTGCCGTAGACCTCTGCATCGCCGGAGACCCTTGCATCGCCGTAGACCCTTGCATTGCCGTAGACCTCTGCATTGCCGTAGACCTCTGCATCGCCGTAGACCCTTGCATCGCCGGAGACACATGCATCGCCGTAGACCCTTGCATTGCCGTAGACCTCTGCATCGCCGTAGACCCATGCATTGCCGGAGGACTGTTCAAGATTTTCCTCTTTCTCAACCCATCCACCAGTCTCTCCTTCTTTTACATATCCGAAAGAGATAAGCGCCTTGATACGGAAAAGTTTCTTTCCAAAGATGTTGATTTTTGACTCTGCTGTCAGCTCGAATTTTTTCAATTTATTTTCCTCCTTGTATAAACATTATTTTTTTAACCGTTTAACCTCTGATTCCAGATCAGAGACTCTTTCTTCCAGTGATTTAGGCTCATTGTTAAGAACATCCACAACCTTGTCCCAGAGACCTGTTTCAAGCAATCTGTTCCAGTCTTTTGTTGTTGTGTTTATTACAACTGTCATTCGTCCGAGAATGTCTTTGCGTTCTATACAATCAAACATTCAAACATCATTTACTCCTTCATGAACTTTCTTTCTGTGCCTTGCTAGAATCATCTGTCTTATCAGCATTCTTATACTTGGCAATTGTCTCGCCAACACCGAGGAAATATCCCTTGTCAAACTCTGACATATTGGGAACTGCCTTGGTTATTGATTCGAGAATCTTCTTTTCTTTCTCAGACAATGTATTCACTCCTTTCTTACGCGTTTTGATTCTTCAAAAGCAACTAAGTCGCTTTCTGATACTCTGTAACCAGAGCCGTTCAGATTGATTGCCGGAAGCTGTTTATTCCGTATCCATCTCCACACGGTAGGAACTTTCACGCTATATCTCTGAGCGATTTCTTCACAAGTGTAAAGACGTTCCAAAAAATCACCCCCTACTTATTTTTAGTTGCGTTTACCACTTATTTGTGTTATCCTAGTTAATGCCTATTGGCAAAGGAAAGGAGTGGTTATCATGACCCAACTTTTGAATTTGCCTGTTCCCTTTGCTCTTAATCCGTCCGTACTGATACCTCGACAGTCAAAACAGGTCAAAGACGGCTCTGATTGTTTTGTCAGCGATTAGGCATGTTGCAGAACCAAGACTGTGAAAGTGACAAGGTGCTTCAAGAAGCATTTGGTCTCGTCAGATGCGGCGTCAGCCTGCAAAGTACATAGGGTAAACAAATTTGGTAAAGAGCTGTTAGGGACGAGACCCCTAGCAGTTTCTTTTTGTCTAATAGAAGCCTTGTTTCTATCAGATTGCGGTAAACGCTCAAGGTTTTTTGATTACCTTGTAATCACATTATAGAATACTTTGTAATCATTGTCAATAACATTTTGATTACTTTTTTAACATTTTATGATTTACTTTTCCTTTTTTTGATGGTATACTTAATATTGAAAGGAGGGAAAAAGCTTGAATACAAGATTCAAAGAACTGCGAAAAGAACTCAACTTAACGCAAGAAGAGTTCGCCAATAAGATGAATCTTTCAAGGAGCTACATCAATCTCATAGAAATGGGAAGAAAGGTTCCTGCTGAGCGAACCATCAAGGATATTTGCAGAGAATTTGGAGTCAACTACGAATGGTTGACTGAGGGAACAGGCGAAATGTTTATTCAGAATAAAAGAAAATCTGAGATTGCGGATTTTGTTGGTTCGGTTCTGAATGGAGAAGCAGATAGCTTCAAGATACGATTAGTAGAAATACTTGCTAATCTAAATGAATCAGAGTGGGAAACTCTCCAGAAACTTGCCAATGCTTTGGCAGATAAGAAAGAAGAGTAAAAAGATGGGGACAGGAAATAACTCCTGCCCCTTTTCTTTATTTCAGTCCTAGAAATGATATTATAAATCTAAATATTGTATATAATTGGTCATGGTCTGCTTTTTCTATCATCTCAATAATCTCTTTCTTATAATCCATAAACAACCCTCCCTATTGCAATTACCACCTACATTACAGTATATGTCCGGTTTGTGGGAATAATCGAACATTCGTTCGCTTTTGCTATTATACCACTAATGTTTGCCCTTGGCAACTGCCAGATATACACCGATATGTTTATGATTGAATAGAAATTATTCGTAACATCAAAGATATAGTCTTTTCTGTTTAGTGGCAGGGCGAATAAAAACGGCGGCATGGTCTGCTTTATTTCATGGGTTCTATTCTTATGTAGGGTAGAAGATCTGTACGCATTTTGGACAGAATACACTTCTGACTCTTCACGGATATAATCGTCTACGCACATTGGTAAATAAACAATGTAATTAAGCAAAAGCACAGCTCCTATTATAATTAGTATATTTTTGATTATTTTCATTTCATAAATCACCTAAAAACGTCTATTTACAACTAAATTTAACGATGCTATAATAAAAATAGCATATTTAAACACTTTTTTTTTGCAAATGGCGAAAACAGCGCCCATAAGGGAATGATTTGAATGAAAATTGCGATTTGCGATGATGATAATTTACGAATTGAGATTTTCAAAAATAGCATTGACCGATATCTAAAAGAGCATGGTGATGGTGGATATACATTAACCACCTACACCAGCGGAAAGCCTTTGATCGACGATGTTTCAGATGGTGAATGGTATGACATAATAATTCTTGACGTCTCCATTAACGGAGAAAATGGTATAGAGATTGCCAAAAGATTAAGAAAAATCGGATACTATGGAAATATCACTTTTTGGACAGAACGCAAAGAATATGTATTTGATGCACTTGATGTGCTGCCGGTTCATTACATCATTAAAGGCTCTGAGCATGGAAGAATGTATTCAGTTGTTGAGCAGACGCTTGAAAATATCCGTGAAAAAACGCTTACTATCAAGAACAAGGACTACTTTCACAGAGCTGAATTCCGGCATATTGAATACATCGAAAGCCAGAACAAATACATAATGATCCATTGCACATGCGGAATATCACACAAGGAACGAGGAAAGCTCAATGATATCGAAAAGAGTCTTGACGGAAGATTTTTGCGCTGCCACCAGAGCTATATAGTTAATATGGACGAGGTAATCGAAGTAAGCCATTTTTTTACGATGGTATCTGGCGCGATCGTCCCGATCAGGCAAAGAGACCTTGCGAAAATAAGAGAAAAATATGAAAACTACGTCATTGGAGGGAGATAAAGCATGAGCGAAGAAAAAACAAAGAAGTGCAAACATTGCAAGATGGACATTCCGAAAGATGCAAAAATATGTCCACATTGTAGAAAGAAACAAAAAAGCGGAATATTAAAATGGGTTGTATTAATACTTATCATAGGAGTGGTTATCGGTGCTGTCACAGGCGAAGACAAATCCGCTGATAGTACGACAAAACAAACAGAAGCAACTGCTTCAGACAGTCAGAAACAGGAATCTGAGTCAATCGAATATACATCTGTATCTGTAAATGACATGATGGATGCCCTTAATAATAACGCTATGGGAGCGTCTGACAAATATAAAGGTAAATACCTTGAGATTACCGGAAAGCTCACAAACATTGATGCAGCCGGAAAATATATTGATCTCATGGCTGATGGAGATTTTGAGATTATTGGAGTTCAGTGTTACATCAAAAACGACGACCAGAAAGCAAAAATATCCTCTCTTACAAAAGGCGATACAGTAACATTAAAAGGAAAATGTACAGATGTCGGAGAAGTTCTTGGATATTCTTTTGATATTACAGAAATAGAATAAATACTAAAAAAAGAACCGGCTCTCGCTACCAACGGGAACCGGTTTTGAAAAATAAGACAATTCCAGAGAAAAATCTTACCTACACATTAAGTATATCATCTCCGGGATTGCTATACAAGTGTAAAAAGGAGAATGATAAAATGAATGAATCAGTATGTATCTATTTGAGGAAATCCAGAGCCGATCGGGAAGCTGAAGCACATGGAGAGGGCGAAACTCTTGCCAGACACGAACGAATCCTGTTAGAGCTTGCAAAGAAAAAAGAGTACATTGTTGGTGCAATTTACCGCGAAGTGGTATCTGGCGAAACTATTGCTGACCGTCCTGTCATGCAGCAACTCCTCCACGAAGTAGAATCTGGCATGTGGGACGGTGTTCTAGTTGTAGAGGTAGAACGTCTTGCCAGAGGTGACACCATCGACCAAGGTGTTGTGTCCAGAGCTTTTCAGTACTCTGACACGAAGATTATTACTCCTACAAAAATATACGACCCAAACAACGAATTTGATGAAGAGTATTTTGAATTTGGACTTTTTATGAGCCGTAGAGAGTATAAGACCATCAAGCGTCGATTGAATAATGGTAGAATTTCATCGGTCAAAGAAGGGAAGTACTGTGGTAACAAGCCACCTTATGGATATGAAAGAGTAAAACTCGAAAAAGAAAAAGGTTATACCCTCAGACCTGTTCCAGCTCAAGCCGAGATCGTAAAGATGATATACACCTGGTATGCCGGTGATGGCTGCGAGCAAATTGGAGTTGCGAAGATTGTGCGTAAATTAAACGACATGGGAATAGAATCCGCGCTAGGCGGTGACTGGACTCCTGCCAGCATACAGGGAATTCTGACAAATCCGGTGTATATAGGAAAAATCCGGTGGAATGGTCGAAAAACAGTAAAGACTATACAGAATGGTCAAGTAGTCAAGACACGCCCACGGTCCAGGGATGTCCTTATCTGCGAAGGATTGCATCCGGCTATTATATCAGAGGATCTGTATAATTCTGCACAAGAGATACGTCAAAAGAACCCACCCCGTCCGATCAGCATAAAAAACACAGTTCGCAATCCGCTTGCCGGAATTGTCTATTGCAGCAAGTGTGGTCGTGCCATGGTTCGCCGCCCTTATCAAAAACGCGGACAGGAAGATACCCTCATGTGTCCATATACGTCTTGCCCTACAGTGAGCAGCAAATTATCTCTGGTTGAAAAAGCTGTGTTTGATGGAATCAAAGAAATAGCAGAGCAGTACAAGCTGAACAATGATATTAATGTTCCATATAATACTATCAATTCCGGTATAGTATCTAAGCAAAATCTTATACGTGAAAAAGAAAGTGAGCTGGAAAGCTTAAATGTCCAAAAAGCAAAACAATATGATCTGCTTGAGCAAGGAATCTACACCACAGAGGTTTTTCTTGAACGTGCCAAAACTATAGCTGCATCCATCCAGTCATGCTCTGATACTATTGCGAAATTAAGAGAAGAAATCGAACACGATGAGAATATTATGGCTCAACAATCAGATTTTGTTCCACGCTGTGAAGAATTGCTTAATAACTATTGGAACCTTAACATGGAATCACGAAATAGAATGCTCAAGAATCTGGTAGAAAAAGTCGTCTACTCGAAAAATATAAAAAACACTTATGGAAAAGGTAACGAGATCAATTTTGAGCTAGACATTTTTCCGAAAATCCAAAAAAATGATTAATGACATCTTCTATGTACCAGTTCGCTGGCACAATGATGTTGTCATTAATTTCAAAAAGGAACTCCCGGGGAATTAACCCCGGGATATTTTTATACTTTTTTGATGTACTTCGCAGAAACAAATCCAAAATACTTTCCGGCAATGCGGATGTAGTACCAAGATGCGCCGTCTTTGGCTTTAATGGTATCGCATACATCAACCAAGTTGCCTTTTGCAAGTGTAGGATAGTTTTTAAGCTGCGCATTCTCTGTTCCAGCCCATGTGCGGACATTAAGTGTATTTGCAGTCACCTTTCCAACCCATTTCGGAGTTTTAGACAGAATAGTTGGCGTTGAAAGCGTACTTGCTTTTGCACCAGTGGTAACAGCGATAGCCACGTGGTGGTTATCATTCAGGAGGATATCTCCTGCCTTTAGATAGTCACCGGATGTCAGATACTTTCTATCCGTCAGTACTTTCGCACCGGCAATCTTCATTGCAGCTCTCATGTTTCGTGTTGTCAGATAGATGCTGACCGCTTTGAGCCTTGCGTTATTTAAGCGATACCCAGCCCCCTTGACGATAGCTGCTGTACTTGCACTGCAATCAGATTCACAAGCTACCGTGATCTGCGCCGGATCGTAGTTACTTGCCTTTAAGTGCCGCCAGAACGAATACCGGTCATTGCTGTTTCCGGCAGTGCCCTGATCGTATCCGATGAGATTGTTCTGTGCCGCTTTTGTCGCCATGTCTGCGATCATGGTTGCGATTTTGGCGTCATTGAATCTTAGGACACAGAGCCACGGTCTGCTGTACCAGTTCATGATCTGATATTCTGTACCAGTCTGATCTCCTGCTTTCCCACCTGCATATCTCCCGTGTTCATCATGTCCGCAGTTACTGATTTTTACCATTTTAGTTTCTCCTTTCTGCGTCGTTCCCCTATAGTCTTTGTAGAACACATCCATATCTACATTACCACTGATTCCTGGAACTTTTCCCTTGCTGGAATACTGCCAGCCTACACCGACATTCGGACGTAATCTTTCCTGTGCAGAGCCATTGTCGTGTGCCGGATAACGAGCAATCCAACAATCATACTGCTTCAGAGCATCTGACAGAACGTTGTTGTACCAATCAAGATTACAATAGATACCGACTTTATAACCGGCTTTCTTGATTCTGGTCAAAAACGATACTGCAATATTCTCGACAGCCTGTTTTCCAAGACTTCTTTGCTGACTCCATTCAAGGTCATAGAATACTGGGAAATCCAATCCACGTCTACAAAGAACGGAAAGTACGTCCTCAGCTTCGTCAATCGCCTGTGCCGGTGTCAGAGCGTAGCTGTACTTATATCCACCAATAAGAATTCCATTGGATTTACAGCCCTTGTAGTTATACTCAAAAGATGTATCGACTCCAGATTTCTGATGGATTCTCAAAATTGCAAACTTAGTTCCAGAATTCGATACTTTTGACCAATCTGGGTTTCCTTGATAAGATGAAACGTCAATACCTTTAATCTCCAATTCTATCAACTCCTTTCATGATTTCATGAAACATATTTGTGGTGGCTGTAGTGTACAGATTTCACACTTCATTGGTAACTTTTTTATGAAATTTTCAAAGCTTCTTAATGAATTAAACAGGAGTTAGGAAGACCAATTATTGTCCAATAACAGTACCTGTTACACTTAACTTTGTGCTGATAAGCCATGCACCATTTTTCCTTGCTTGTAATCGTACACCGTTGATTTTTCTGGTTGTTTCATTTATTAGAAATGCGTTGATCACAAATGAAACTCCATCTATCGGATTAATACTAATTGCCGGATCATTATTATATTCAAATCCGTCAAAGTAGAATGCAAAATCCCCATACTGAGATCCAGTTGTAGCAGTAACACTAAAGTAGAATAATTCGGTTATGTTTTTGGTTCTTATCTTATTACTATTTAATTCATTAATCGCCCCCAGTACCGTCTTGTTGTTCGTCTGCAAGTTACTGATTACTGCATTGGTCAGTTTTCCAACAATCCAGTTCCAGATTCCGCTGAATGGTGAAAGTTTGTTTGATTTTGTAGCTGCATCATAGAGCATTAAGGTATCTGCATCTTCTGGGGTTGCTTTTGATGGGTATTCATTAAATTTTGCCATATTAATTCTCCTTTTCTATATTGAATTTTTCATAGAGCTGATTTATAAGTTTTTCTTGTCGGTCAAGCTGTTCTTTCTGGCTTTTAATCATTGCAAACATAGCCGGTATCATGATACGTTCGTTCCAGTCTTCA